CTACGGGTTATTATGTATTTGCGCCGCCCGTGGCCACTCAACAACAAACGCAACGTGCGGCCCGTATTTCTGTGCCCATCCAAATTGCCGTCAAACTCGCGGGCGCGGTTCAGAGTGTCAATGTCTCGATTTTGGTGAATTCGTAACGGAGGAGTTATGGCGAACCTGCTCGGCACTTATTCGTTTCTCGATGTGCTGGCCACCATCACCGGGCCGGGCGGCAGCTTTTCTTTGGGCAGCGGAGCCGGCGATGCCAACGAAGGCATCACGATCGAATACAACGATGACAAAGATCGCATGTTGGTCGGCGCGGATGGCAGCGCCATGCATTCGTTGATCGCCAGCAAGGCCGGTCGCTGCAGCATACGCCTTCTCAAGACTTCTCCGACCAATGCGAAGCTTTCGCAGCTCTACACCGTGCAAACGCAATCCAGTTTGAACCACGGCAAAAATGTGATTCTCGTTTCCAATCAAGTCACCGGGGATCAATACACATTGAACGGCGCCGCGTTCGCCAAGTTTCCGCGCAACGATTACGCTACCGAAGCCGGAATGCTGGAATGGCTTTTCAACATCGCGCAGATTGATGAAGTGCTTGGCGCGGGCGTAGTGTCTGTGCTATAAAGTCCCTCCATGAGGGACTTCTCCATCGACGGGCAGGATTATCAGATCGGCCGCTTGGACGCCATCACGCAGTTCAATGTGGCCCGCAGACTTGCTCCCCTGGTAGCCGGCATCGCGAAAGCTGGCCAACTTCCAGACTTAAATCCCTCTGATGCAGGCGAATTCATGTCGGCGATAGCCGAACCTTTATGCAGAGCTCTTGCATCACTTTCGGATGACGATACTGATTACGTGATTCGGCACACTTTGGTTGCCGTCACTCGAAAAATGGCTACTGGATTCGCGCCGGTTCTGGCGAGAAACACCAGCCGTCTCATGTACGATGACATCAGCATGACCACGATGTTGAAACTCGTATTCGAAGTTTTGAAGGAGAACCTGGGGGATTTTTTTTCTTTCGCCCCACCCGAATCGCCGTCCGCGCCTTCCCCGCAAAGCTGATCTCGATGGAATGTGGACTCGACTGGTTGTTCCAGCCAGTCCTTGAAGGCATGTGTTCCTACGAATCCCTAAAGAATGGTACGCTTAGTCTATTCGACATCGCGCTGATGAATGACGCGCTCAACGTGAAATATGAAAATGAAGCGCGGATGAGCGAAGAAGCGGAGCGCAAACGTGCCATCTGAGACCCTTCGCGAATATCTTCACAAACTAGGCTTCGTAATCGATGAGCCCGCGTGGAAGAACTTCCAGAGCAAACTGACGCAAGCCAATCAGATGGTGGAGCAGCTCGGTAAAATAGCCATCGTTGCGGGCGGTGCATTGAGCGCAGCCTTGCTCAAAACTGCTTCCGAAATGGAGAAGCTCTATTTTTCGGCGCAGCGAGCTCAGACCACCGTCAGTGGTTTGATGGGCATTCGCTTCGCATCGGAACAAATCGGAATCAGCGCGGAACAAGCGTCGGCGGCAGTGGAGAACATGGCCACGCTGATCCGCACTAATCCGGGCCTGACGCTGTTTTTCCAGAAATTGGGCCTGCCGATACTCAAAGACAACACGCAGAATTTCATCAACTTGGTCGCCAAACTGAAAGAACTCTCCGATCGAGGACCGTTTGGCCACGCGATCGCCACACAGATTGCCGCGCAGTTTGGCATCGATGAACAGACATTGTTCATGTATCAGAAAAATCTCCCCATTCTGATGGCGCAGCAAAAGGAATTGAACCGGCTCTATCGGGAAGCCGGTGTCGATCCCAACAAAGCTGCCGATGCATTCCACCGCTTCATGGTCGATTTCCGCGATCTGGAGGCCGGTGTGGAAGTCCTGGCGATCGCCTTTGCTGTGAAAATTCTTCCGGCCGCGGAATGGATTGTACATCATCTGCGCCAGGCCGTAGATTACATGCTTCAGTTGAATGTCGCAACTCATGGGTGGTCGACCTTGATCGGCGGCATCATCGCCACGCTTGGTGGCTTGAAAATTTTCGGCACGCTTCTGAAGTGGGCTGGCGGGTTGTTCGGGATCGGCGGTGGCGCGGCCGCAGAAGTTGGCGCGGGTGCAGAAATCGCTACTGGAGGAGCGGCGGCTGCCGAAGCCGGAGGAGGCGGACTTCTTGCTGGAATCGCTTGGCCTGCGCTCATTGTTGCAGCGGTGGCTCTGGTTGGATACTTGATCTACCACTATCGCGATGCGCTCGGAGGCGTTGTCAGTGGCGCAAGTCATGCCGTGATTGAGTCCGCGCACGGCGTCTATCAAGCCATCAAGGGTGGCACGCTTTCTCTCATTCAAAGATTCGAGGGATTCAGTGCTCGCGTCTATGGGGATATCGCCGGGCATCCAACTGTTGGTTATGGACACGAAGTGCAACCGGGGGAAGACTTCTCTGCGGGTGTGACCAAGGAACGCGCCGCGCAATTGCTCATGCAGGATGCCGCGAAAGCCAGTGCCGCCATCCAACGCATGGTTCACACTTCACTAAACGCCAACCAACTTTCGGCGCTCACCGATTTGGTTTACAACATTGGTCCAGGAGCGTTTGCGCGATCTAGTTTACTCCGTGATCTCAATGCAGGGAATTTTGCAGCCGCAGCCAATGAATTTTTGAAATGGGATCGCGCGAATGGCGTCGAAAACAGAGGACTCTACGCGCGACGCAACGCCGAGCGCGCGCTTTTTTTGACGCCAGTGACCATGAATCAGGAAACGAACATTCACGTCATGGGCGGAAGCGCCAATGAAACTGCCGCTCACGTCGCGGCCAAGCAGCGTCAAGTGAATGGTGACATGCTGCGAGATACCGTCGCGAAGGTGCAATGATGGCCACACAGACCGTTGCAATCACTCCGACGCCGAAACCTGTACGGCAAATTGTGGGAATCAACACAGCAGGCAGCAGTCCGGGTCAGGCCAGTATGAGCACGCCTGGTTTGATCACTGCTGTAGTGCAAACGCAAAGCACTACAATCATCGCCGATGCCGTCGTCGATGAGCGATGGGACGATGAGCTCGTCATCACCGAGCATCCGGTAGCTGAGGGCGCCACGATCAGCGATCACGCCTACAAGCTTCCGGTGAAGCTCGATCTCACCTACGCCTGGTCCGCGGGCAGCCCGCAAAACATTCAACAGGATAGCGATTTTCTGAAAAATCTTTACAATCAGCTTCTTGGGCTGCAGACCAGCCGCACACTCTGCCAGGTGTTCACCGGAAAGCGTTTCTATCAAAACATGATCATTCGGTCCGTAACTCAGACCACCGACAAAGACACCGAGAATTCACTGGTAGTGCGCCTTACCATGCAGGAGATCATCATTGTATCCGTTCAATTTGGGACCGCGACGAGCACGCCCGCGAGTGTTCAACAGGAACCCCAAAACACGGCCCCGATCGTGCCGCAAGGAAATCAAATTTTGGGAGATGCGCCGACTTTTAATTCTTCGGCTTTGCCAGTATGACTTCACCGGTCTTCAACGGAACAGTGAACACCATCCCGCTGGTCAATACCCCCCAGACGCTCACGATCACGCTTGCCGGCATCAGCTACAATCTGCGGGTCCGTTGGAACCAAATCAATTTGACGTGGGTCATCGATATCTATGATTCCCAGAACAACCCCATTCTGCTTGGAATTCCGATGGTGACCGGCGCGGACCTTTTGGAACAATTCGGTTATCTGGATTTCGGCGGCATGCTGATTGCGCAGACAGCCGATGACCCCGACGCGCCACCTACCTTTCAAAATCTCGGGACTGACGGCAATCTGTTTTTCGTGGTGCCTGGATGAGTTCTAGTTACGGGATTCCGCAATGGGGCAGAGTAGCCACTCTTTTGTTGCTCACGCCCACGGGCAATGGAATCGATTTGAGTCAATTGCGTTTCCGTTTTGAAATTGTCGCCGCCGATGTCGAGACGCCCAATACCGCGTACATTCGCGTCTACAACCCAGGTTCTTACTTGGCAAATTTCATCACTCAGGAGTACACAAGCGTCGTCTTGAGTGCTGGATACGAGAACAACTCCGCGCAGATTTTCAAAGGCACCGTGAAGCAGTACCGTCGCGGTAAAGAGCGCAACGTGGACAGTTTTCTCGATATCTATGCGGCAGATTCGGACCCGGCGT